AAGCAAAAGTCAATGTTGACGATGCTTTTGTTGAACGTGTAAGGAGACATATGTAATGGGATGGTGGAGTAAACTAGTAAGAGATGCAGGAATCAAATCTAAGATTGAAGAACCTGTAAAAGAAAAGACACAGGAAGAAATTCGCCGAGAAGCTCTTGAGGCTGAAAAACAGGCTGCAACAAAAGAAGGCAAACCTTGGGTTGCTGTACTTGATACACAAATTAATCCTGATAATATTCGAAACGGTTTCTTTGAACTTGATTGGAACAACGAGTTTATTGAACAGTTACTTGATGCAGGATACAAAGGTGAAACTCCTGAACAGATAGTTGACAAATGGTTTAGAACTATTGTTATTCAAATGCTAGAAGAAGATGGTCAATCATCTGATAGAGGAATGGGTTATATTAACGTAGTGCCAATTGACAAAGACAAAAGCGAAGTTAGTTAATGCAAACTGTTGAGTATTTTGGAATGTTGTCCAGTACCAGACAACAAATAAGCAACTTGTTCGAAGATGATCTTTTGATTAACGAACCTGTTCCTGTATTGTCTTATCTTAAAGACAAGTATGGTACTATGGATGTTTTTAAATGTCCTGCATTTACAAGCCACGTAAAAAACACATTCTATATTACTAGTCCTATTGATTTTACAATTGGAAAAATCAGCGACGAGCATTGGGGCATTAGCAATACTAGATCAAAATCAAGACCACTTGGTCCTTATTTAGATGTAAATGCACCTGAAAGCAAACTAATGAACGGAATACCTTGCATAAACGTTGGATTACAATACTATTTTGTAAACAACGGTGATAACATTATAATGGAAATAGTTCAGCCTCCTTTGGTAAATTTAGACTTGACAAATATGCCAGGTGAGTTTAATATTAGTAAATGGTGCAGGCCTACTAACTTTACGTTTTTTGTAAAGCCTGGCGTAACAGAAGTAAAATTTAAAAGAGGTGATCCTTTGTATGCAGTTAGATTTAGAACAGACGACACTGTAAAACTTGTTAGAGTTGAAGATTCTGATCGCAAACATCTACTACTGCAAGAACAAGCAAAGGCAACTAGTTTAAAAGATTACTATCCAGGACTAAAGTTAGAAGACATGTACAACCTGTTTAAACGATCAATGAAGAGAATATTTGAAAAATGAGTACATATGTATTAGTAGACACTGCTAACACTTTCTTTAGAGCTCGTCATGTTGTACGTGGCGATGTAGATACTAAAGTAGGTATGGCATTACACATTACACTTAACAGCATTAAAAAAGCATGGAATGACTTTAATGCAGATCATGTGGTGTTTTGTTTAGAAGGCCGTAGTTGGCGTAAAGATTATTACGAGCCATACAAACGTAACAGACAAGAAACACGCGATGCAATGAATCCGCGTGAAGCAGAAGAAGATAAAGTGTTTTGGGAAATCTTTGATGAGTTTAAAGATTTTATTGATACTAAAACTAACTGTACAATGATTCGACATCCGCAACTAGAAGCAGATGATCTTATTGCAGGTTGGGTACAAAATCATCCAGATGACGATCACGTTATTATTAGTACAGATGGTGACTTTGCACAACTTATTGCACCTAATGTAAAACAGTACAATGGTGTTAGCAATACAATTATTACACATGAAGGTTACTTTGACGATAAGAAAAAGCAACCTGTTATAGATAAAAAGACAGGTGAGCCTAAAGGTGCTCCTGATCCACAATGGTTACTGTTTGAAAAATGTATGCGAGGAGATACTAGTGATAACGTATTCAGTGCTTACCCAGGTGTACGAACAAAAGGCACAAAAAACAAAGTTGGATTACTTGAAGCGTTCGAAGATAAAACAACGAAAGGTTTTAACTGGAATAATCTTATGCTACAGCGTTGGGTTGATCATAATGGCGATGAACATCGTGTACTAGATGACTACAATCGCAATGTAACTCTTTGTGATTTGACTGCACAACCTGCAGAGATTAGAGAGATTATAAATAATACCGTAACATCTGTGCAACCTAAAGAAATTGCACAAGTTGGATTACGCTTAATGAAGTTCTGTGCTAAATGGGATATGCAACGTATTGCAGACCAAGCAGAACAATATTCTAAACCATTGGCAGCGAGGTACCCTGTATGACTGTAAAAGCAAAGCCTATACTTGACGGGAAGTTCTGGATCTTAGAAGAACAAGGAACTAGAGTAGGTACGTTACGTATAGATGAAAATAACAAGTATGTGATTAGTAGTGCTAGAGGTGTAAGCAATTACAATAGCAAAAAGTCTCTTATCAAAACATTTGGTCCTGACTTTTTTGAAGCAAAAACTAAAATTGTTAGTGTTGATGATGTAAAAGAAATTAATGGTTACACAACCAGCGGAAAACCATACAATACTATGTATGATGTGAAACGCAACCTTCCACTGTTTACTAAAAGTGAAAAGTCAAAGAGTCTTTATTGTGCAGGTTACTATATTATTAAATTTGACAAAGGTTGGGTTAAAAGTCATTGTCCTAAGCTAATTACACTTGAGCGATATGAATATAAAGGACCTTTTAAAACAGATATTGAAATGCGTCAGGAGTTGAGTCGTGCCAAGTGAACCATTGAATACATTGCCAATACAGCAGTTTATTAAAACTGTTGAACAGTTAGACAAAGCCAATCAGAAAGAAGTAAAACTTACTATGGCAACTGCTCGTACACTAGCAAATACTCTAGGTATTGTTATGTCAAGACTTGCAGGCAACTACGAAGATCTATTAAGAAACTCTTCATCAAACACATCTACAGAAGATATTACCGTTGAATTAGATGGCGGTTCAGGTTGGGGCAAAAGCTAAAAAAAGGATAAATATATGCGTAGTTTATTTTAAGGAAATACGCATATGAGCAGACCTAAACCAAATGTGCTATTAGAGCATGTAAATAAGAAAACTTACAAAGTAGAACAAATTCTTGACTCTGAAGCAATCTGGGCTGTGTTTTTCCAGGGAAAGCCTTTTAACTTAAAAAGCTCTAATATGTTAACGAGCTATCCAGGACCTAAATATAAGAAAACAAGTTTTTCTAACCCAGGCCACGCACATAACTTATCAAAAAAATTAAACACTCTATTCGACACCGACGAGTTTGCCGTTTATAAACTTACTCAGGGGACAATAGAAAGTGAAAATGAATAAAGAATCCCTTACAAAAGTTTTTCTAAGATCATCAGGACAAGCAGTTAACGAAGTTACTTTAAAACAAAACTTGCCTGTATGGTGGCAAAACACACGACTTAACGGTGGCCTTAGATTAACTGATGAAGGGATGATGTTCATCACCGAGGAACTACAAATACAAACATACGATGTTCCTTTTCCAAAAGACTTTAAAATAACTAGCCAAGTTATTATTTTTTTAGACAGATTTATTAATTGTCCTTATTGGGTTGGACGTCATGGCATTGTAGTTACTGATGAAAAGAAAGCAGTCGAATTGCATCTTTTCAGCGGAGACATACGCAAGTATGGACTTACAAAAGCAATGAACAGGCAATCCAAAGAACAATGAAAAAACGTTTAGATACACATCAACTACCACGAGATACACATTTACTAGACAAGACATGTAAGGTATTATTGTGTGCTGATAGCTGGGGTGTGCCGCACGAACATCAAGGACTTGCTACACATCTAGACGAACATATTAGTGTACAAAACATTTCATGTGGCGGCTACAATAATTACGATATACTAGATAGCATAGAATGTGCATTAGAATATCATAATTATCCTTGTGTTATTTTTATACAAAGTGATTTGTTACGACACAGAAGAGATTCAAACGAAGATTCTCTTCCACATCACATAGATTTAGAAAACATACTAGTTACAAGACAAAAAGAAATACTTGACAGATTAGACGCTATTCAATTACAATACAACACTAAAGTATTATGTTTAGGTGGACTTAGTAGAATAGACAACTACAAAACACATAACATCAAAGTAGTTATACCTAGTATACTAAATTTTTTAGATAGTACAATAGACACAGAAAAGTACAGTGTACATGATGGCAGCGGTGACTTAAAACTTATGGGTAACTTAAAACACGCTGATGTAAGTGTTTGGCTAGAAGCAACATCAAACTACATTAAAAAGTATGATCGTATGCTAAAAAACGACATTAGTATAGAAGACGGTTGTCATTTGAATAGTTATGCATTCAAAAAAGTTGCCAAATTTATTATAAACCACTTGACAAACTAGTTAAATGAAATTAAACTAACAAATATTAGATAAGAGGGTAACACTATGGCAAGAGATATTTGGGTAATCAGTGACACACACTTTGATCACGCCAACATCTTAAACTTCACTGACAAGGTTGGCAAACCTACTCGTAACTTCGCGGACGTAGACGAAATGAACGAGACTATGATTGCTAACTGGAACAGTGTAGTCAAGCCAGGTGACAAAGTGTACCACTTGGGCGATGTGTTGTTTGGCACTCGCAAACAAGAGTGGATGGACACTAACATGCCTCGCTTGAACGGACAGAAGCGTTTGATCGTCGGTAACCACGACAACATCAAGTTCCACGCTGCTGGCGGCTGGTGGGGCAAGATCGACATGTGGAGAATGTTTCCAGAGTTTGGATTGTTGTTGACTCACGTTCCTGTACACAACAGTACATTGGCGGAAAGTCACAGATTCGGCGAAGGCAGTATGGTAAACGTACACGGACACATTCACCAGAATCCATCGCCAACTGAGTTCCACAAATGCGTGTGTGTTGAGCAAATCAACTACACTCCAATTAACATTGAGGAATTGAGAGTACGATGATTGAACATCGTCTTTATAGCATTGAAAAATGGGAGCAGGGCAAGAAAACGGAAGAAAAACTCTTGCTCTGCCCCCCTCGTGATGCTATAATATATATGTTAAAAGGGTATGAAGTATTTGACTTTCACAAATCATTAGGCATGGAACCAGAATATTATGAGAACGCAACCAGACAGCATTATCCGACAACTTGAAATCCACAACAGTCGCATCAATAAAGAAGATATTCTACGAGCGGCACACGAAGAAGGACTTCCAGAGTTCTTTGAAGGATTGCGTATGGCACTAGATCCACTGTACACTTTTGGTGTAAAGCAGGTTCCTGTGCGTTCAGATGTATTAACTGGACAAGGTTTGTCATGGGATGTCTTTCTTGATTTGGCACACGATCTAAATGCTCGTGCGTTGACAGGACACGCAGCTCGTGATGCTATTGAATTAGCAATGAGTGTTGCTACTACAGAACAGTGGAATGATTGGTATCGTCGTATCCTTATCAAGGACCTACGTTGCGGAGTAAGTGAAAAGACCGTGAACAAAGTGGTGCCTGGTACTGTACCTGTATTCACTTGTGCTCTTGCACATGACTCAGCCAATCACGAAAAGAAAATGACTGGCAAGAAACAGATCGAAGTTAAACTTGATGGCGTTCGTGTACTATGTGTTATTCACGATCGTCACGGCAAGAAGATTGAAATGTACAGCCGCAACGGAAAACAGTTTCATAACTTTGATCACATCATTGAAGAAATTCGTGCTGTGGTGCAAGAGTATCCTGTGCCGTATCCGCTGGTGCTAGACGGTGAGGTAATGAGTTCAAACTTCCAGGATCTAATGAAGCAAGTACATCGTAAGGATAACGTAGCCGCAGGCGATGCTGTACTACACGTTTTTGATACTATTCCGCTAGGTAACTTTAAAAACGGTAAGTGGGATAAGCCTCAGTCGTTTAGAAGT